AAGTAAATATAATGAGTTTTGGAAAAAAGAGGAGCTCTTAGGTGTAAAAGCATCCCTACCAATATCGAAATGGAACAGTCAGTGGATGCAAAATCCAACAGCAGAAGAGGGGTCTATTGTAAAAAGAGAGTGGTGGAATAGATGGGAAAACCCAGATATACCAGACTACTCTTATGTGATACAAAGTTACGACACTGCTTTTTCTAAAAAAGAAACGGCTGACTATTCTGCGATTACAACTTGGGCAATATTCAATAGAGATGAAGATGCAGATGAAATAATTTTATTAGATGCTAAAAGAGTACGTTGTGATTTTCCAGAACTAAAAAGAATGGCTTTAGAAGAATATAGATATTGGGAGCCAGACTGCGTGTTAATAGAGGCAAAAGCCTCTGGGACACCATTAACCCATGAATTACGACGTATGGGAATACCTGTTACATCATATACACCAAGCAGAGGACAAGACAAAATAGCTCGAATGAACAGTGTTGCTCCTATGTTTGAATCGGGTATGGTGTGGGCACCAGAGCATGATTTTGCCGAAGAGGTAATAGAAGAAATGGCTTCATTCCCATTTGGGGATTATGATGACTATTGCGATAGTGCTACAATGGCTTTGATGCGTTTCAGACAAGGTGGCTTTGTTTCATTGCATGAAGACTACCAAGATGAAGTGCGTTTACTAAAAAAGAACAGGACAATATACTATTAAGACTTTGATACAGAATATTTGTCAAGAATGATACACTAGATATTATGGCTATAGAAAAACAACTAGGCACAGAGAACGATCCTAACATAAAGGTGCAAAGCTCTGCCGTAGAAATACCATTAGACACAACCAGAGAAGATCAAATA